CTATGTTTACAGATCCCTTTTTTATTGGCTTTAATCGTGAAATGGAAAGAATGTCACATGTACATCAGGCTGCAACACGCCAGACATATCCGCCCTACGATGTATTAAAGCTAGACGAAGATACCTATCAGGTATCAATTGCAGTAGCAGGATTCACAAAGAGCGATATTGATGTTTCAGTAGACAACGGAACACTTATTGTTAAGGGTGAAATCACAGAAGTTACAGACGGAGAATATCTACATAAAGGTATTGCTGCACGTAAATTCACAAGAACATTTGGGCTTGGTGAATATATGGAAGTGACTGGTGCTTCAATCGAAGATGGAATGTTACATATCAATGTAGATAGAATTATTCCAGAAGAAAAGAAGCCAAAAACAATCAAGATCAAATAGTCTTTGGTTCGCTACCGAAGGAGACCTGAGCAAGTCATGAAAAGGCTCATTAAATTTAAGGATCGGTAATGCCAGTATACGAATACAAGTGTTCATATGATGAAGCACACCCAACAATGTCAACTCATAGATCAATTATGGATGAAGATCCAGGATACACATGTGTTGAATGTGAGTCGGAAATGACAAGACACTTTACCCCTTTTGGTATACAGTTTAAAGGCAATGGATTTTATAAGACAGATAATCCCAAATAGGGTATAATTTATATGTGGGAACCCCCCAACATTAGGAGTAAACATGCTACGCACACGGAATTTAACTTTAACATCAACAGCTCAAGAGTTAACAATTGACGATTCTATTGATACTGCAAATACTATATCAGTACAAAACACAGATGCTTCTGCCCCAATTTATATTGGTAACCAGTCAGTCACATCAACTAACTACGGAATTAAATTAGCTGCGGGACAAATATGGAGTGCAGATTTAGCACCTAACCATCAGATTTATGCAGTTGGAACATCAACAGTAGCAGTATTAATTTTGGAGCGCTAATATGCCATTTACATTTACATCAACAGCTGGCGTAACTTTTCCAGGCAACTCCTCTCAATTTTTAATGGGCGACGGATCACTTAGTTCTTCAGGCGGATCTGGCCCAGCAGGACAAGATGGCCAGTACCCAAACTACTTAGGAGAATACAACAACGGTGCTTCATATCCAATCGGCGGAATTGTAAGTATCCCAGTTGGGAGTCCTTATGGAAATCCAGGACAACTATTTATAAGGTCTACTAATCCAGGAAACCCAGGCTATCCGCCAGGAACCCCATCTTGGACAGAGTATACAAATGGACTTGTAGTTGCAGGTCTTCCTGCATACTTGCCATTAAAATCATTTCAAGAAGCAAGCAATTATAATCTTGATTACGGATACTTTAATCACGCTACAATGGGGGCATCAATTGGAATTGCAAGAACTCCACAAGTAGATGCTTACATGAATTACGCTGTAACAGCAGGTGTTCCACAGTCTTGGACATTTAAATCTTTTGGAGAGCATGCAAGTTTTACACTAACACTAGGTGTTCCTTATCCAAACGTTGCTGTAGATAAAGAAGTTTGGTGTTTAAATTATACTGAAACTGCTTACAATGCTATCTCATCGGGTCTTACCAATAATAATGAGTACGGTTTGTTCTTAACTAAAACTGGCGCATTAGGACCTGATGGGTTTACAGGAACTATTAGTCCAGAGGGACCACAACTGCTTTCAGTTGTCGATGGAATCATTGTACAAGTAAGCTCATTAACTTAATCTTAAACTAAGTTCTGCTATAATTGACAAGTAAACATGTTGTTTACTTGGGAGTTTTAGTTGATTAGGAATAGATTATTTAGAATAACAGCGTCCATAATGCTTGCATTTGGATGGCTTTTTATGTCCCCCGCCTATTCTGATGACCCGCTAAGCTTGGCAGCTCAAGAAATTGAAGAGCTAAATAATAGTATTGATGACCTTGGCTACAAGGATGAATTTATATCCCTAATTGAAGAGGCAGAAGACAGGTATGACCTTGCAGTATCTGCAAAAGAAACCCAGACCCAAACCTCTACGCTATATGACAACTCTCTTGCCTCAAAAGTCACGGCAGGGGAACAAAAAGCATTAGCCCAAACAGCCGTAGATGGACAAACAGTAGTAGTAGCCACTGCCCTAACTAATAAAAATAATGCCTATGATGCTCTTGAAGTAGCCAATATTAATTTATCAACTGCTCAACAAGCATTAAATAATAACAATTCATCAGGACCTGGTTTAAGATATGATGTTTATAGTTTAATTAGAGTTAATGGCCTTGCAGCCACAGACCAATTCTTATGTAGTGGAATATTTGGGGAATATGGTGAAAACTCTATGCAGCGTCCAGTGTGTGGTAATAGATATGAAAACTTTATAGTTAAATTTACTGGACAAATAACAGTACCTTCATGGTTTACATCAACAAAATTTGCAGGGTATACAGATGATGGATTTAGAATGTATATTGACGGAGCATTGGCCATTGACAACTGGGTAGAGCAAGGAGCAACTTGGAGTGCATATTCTCCAATATATGATGTAACAACTGATAAAGTTTTTGATGTAGAAATATGGTGGTACAACGGTGGAGGAGTAGGATCTTATCATCTTGGATGGGGAATACCATATGATTCATATGGCAGCATGGGTTGGACTGGTGTAGGCTGTGACTATGCTGGAACTCCAAGAGTATGGGGACAAAATTTTAGTTGTAGTTTAAATACACTGTCCCATGGATCTGTAGCAACACAAGAACAAACCAATGCCTACAACAACGCCCTTTCTGCAAAAAACTCAGCACAGAATGTATACAATGATAAATTAAATGTTTATAATCAAGCAGTTTCAACATTAAATGGTTACAATCAAACCTTAACTAATAAAACAACTGAGGCTACTAATGCAAGTTTAAATGTTGTGACGGCATTGCAAAATAAAAACAATGCTATTAGCGCATACAATCAAGCAATTAATAATGTCAACAGTGCAATTGATAACGCATGGCGTTACTATGATGAGCAGTCTCAAAGAGAACTTAATGCTGCTATGGCTCAAGCAGCAGCCAATGCTGCAGCCAATCAACCTAAACCAGAACCTTCTCCAGAACCTAAGCCAACTGTTGAACCAGAAAAGCCTAAGCCATCTGATCCACCAACAGATAAGCCAGAACCAAAGCCAACTCCGCCAACAGATAAGCCAGAGCCTAAACCAACTCCACCAAGTGAAAACCCAGATCCAAAACCAACACCTCCAGGTCCTAAGCCAGAACCGACAGATAAGCCTAAACCAGAAGAGCCCAAGCCAACACCTGCCCCAAGCCCTGAACCAAAGCCAGAACCCACTCCAGAGCCTCCTGTAGAGCCTTCACCAGAACCTAAGCCATTGCCAAGACCAGACTTTAAGCCATCAGAAAATGTTGATCCAGTAATCAAAAATGAAGTATTAGCAGCACTTATTCCACAAAAGGGTACAGGAAATGTGGAAGATCTATCTGGTGTTATTGCAAACCTTACAAGCAGAGATAACAAATTAGTTAAACTTTCAACAGAGCAGACTGCAGCAGTTAGCCAAACCCTAAAGTCTTTGACACAAGAAGCAAAAAAGGAGATTGCTTCTAATCTTGGTATTTCTTCAGCAGAAGTAGCAAAAGTGGCAGAGGTAATGAAGTCAGATCCTGCCATCGCAGCAGCCTTTGTTGAGTTTGCAGAAAGAGCAGGGGATGCAGGAGAAGCCCCAATGCCATTTACATTAGCAGATGCAACAACAGAAGTACAAACAGAAGCATTTTTAGCAGACCCACTTGGAGCGGTATTTGAAGTGGACCCAGTAGAACTCCTATCTAATTTCTCTGAATTAGGTATGGACATGACGGATGATCAGAGAGAAAAAGCGCAGGAAGTAATTGTCCCAGTGGTCATTGCATCACAAATTGCAGGGGCAATGATAAGGAGGAACAAATGAAAATAATCAATAAAGCCATAAACCTGGTAGGCAAAATGCTAAAGGGATTAACTAAATGGTTTAAAGATGCAGGAATGGAATTAATTGCACAGGCATTCACCCTCCTCGGCTTCTTTATCGCATGGTTAACTTTAACGGGATCAGCAAGAGATATTGTTGGAATTGCTGTAATGGCAGTAACAATAGTCTGGCTAATTACAATCCCATTAAGAAAGGATAAATAAATGAAAGAAAAGATTATGTTTATACTTGCAGCAGGAGTAATGGCTGCAATTGGACTTGCGATTGTTGGAGACTATGTAGTTGCGGCACTTGAGACACAGGCAACGGGAGAAGCCGTAGAGGTTTCTTCAGATGTTATGACTCTTGTTCAAACAGCACTTGGCGGTGTCATCGGAATCATTGGTGGCTACTTTGGTGCTAAGGGTTCAAAGGGTGACGAATAATGGCAAAAGCATATATAGAAGAACCAGCACAGGTAGGTTCAGGAGCAATTGCAAACATCAATAATATTTTAGCTAGAATTATTGCTGTATTTGCAGCATCTGGATTATCCGTAATTGGAGCAGGAGCAATTGTAGGAATTGAAACCTACAAGGCAGTCATATTGGCTGGAACTTTAGGAGTTGCTACAGTAGTTGAAAAGCTTGCTCGTGGATTCCTAGATGACGGTAAATTAACTGTATCAGAAATTAACTCAGCATTTACCGCAGTAGATAAAAAAGCTGCAAAGTGATATAATTAGATATGAACACCTATACGGTCAAATTAAATGTAGAGCTAGAGGTACAAGCCTTTAATGAAACAGATGCAAAAGACTACGTATCAGATATATTCAACATAGATGATGAAATTAAGGGTGTTAATATAGTAAAGATTATTCAGAAATGAGTAATGCCGATAAAGAAATTACACCTGCTGAAATGCAGCAAATATTCGGATATCTAATAGATCCAGTTATACTAGAAATAGATAAAGAGATAGAGGATTTAAAGATCCCAGATGGGGACTTTTTCCTATAAAACATCGTTGACAGAGCCGTGGTTTTTACTGTATAATAATACATAGAAGCTGCGGTTTCTGCTTTTGGCCCTTAGCTCAGCGGCAGAGCGGGAAGCTGTTAACTTCTAGGTCCCTGGTTCGATCCCAGGAGGGCCAGCAAATCAATCTAGGCGGACTTACTAGATAGGAAAGAAATGCTTAACCTTACACTCAAAGGTGTAGAAGTCTTTATGGAAAGATCAAAGCATAACAAGCAAGAATCATACTGGGAAAATTATGATTTGCTTATATGGAAAAAAGATCCAGGCGGCTTTACAAATGTAAAGGGAATGTTTAGGAAAGATTCATGGGGTATTGCAGAGAGAGTACCTGTTAACGAAAACGGAATTTGGAAGTTGCCTAAGCATTATGTCAAATATTTTAAATGAGCTAGGCGTAGACGAAGATGATTTAGACTGGTACCACCTTGCAGCATGCAGAGGACTTGATACTAATTTATTTTATGATAAGTATGAGTCTGATGTAAATATAGCAAAGAGTATTGATCAGGCCTGCTTAAGTTGTCCAGTTTCAAAAATGTGTTATGAGTTTGGTGTAAATAGTAATGAGCAGGGTGTGTGGGGCGGAATATACTTGAACACTGGAGAAGTAGATAAGCCTAGAAATATTCACAAGACAGAAGATGTTTGGAAAAAGATAAGGGCTAAAAATGGAATTCATAAATAAAGATAAGGACCACTTCAAACACGGTATAAATCTTTGGAATGGTGAGCCAAATAAAGCAGTATTTTATACAAAAGAAATGTCAACAAAGATAAGAGAATTAAAGAAGCCAGTAATTGATCTGCAGTTAGATGTAGTTCAGTACCCAGAGTTTTTAGCTGTAAGACTATACGAAGATAATTTTATTCAGTACGAAGGAATTAAAAAAGAACAAGTAATAGATTACGTTGGAAAAGTTAAAAAACTAATCGAATCTTACGGAGTAAGATGCGAACTTGAAGGGGTACCAAGTGCGAGAATACTACGAAGTAATTAACATAGTCTTTATCCATGAGGAGAGATTGTGGGGAACATGTGATTCGCTTGGCCTATATGCATCAAAAATCAAATACCAAAAAGATGGTATTGAATATGAAGATATGTTCGATAACGAGGAGTTTACAGTAATGGAAGAAATCGTTCTAGAGCATTCAGAGGAAGAAAACTAATGGAAAAAATATTGTGCTATTGCTGCAATAAAACAAAGAATAAGCTTAACCTAAAGAAATCAGTATTAATACCTATTAATCTATTTATGTGCGAGACATGTATCTCTTCTAAGTTTGAGCCAAGGTGGGTAATTATTCTTGCTGGCAGACAACTGGGATCAGATTCTGTTAAAGAATTTATTATTAAAAAGCGATATCATGGCAATGATATTGCGGCTTCAGAACTATTAGTTTAAACTTTATTTAGGGTATAATTGGTATATATGGATACCACTGCCCTGATACTAACTATAGCAGCATCACTTCTAAGCGGATTAGCGACAGGCGTGGTTGCTAACATCAGAGACCATAAAAAAGAGATTAAGCGTAGAGTTGAGAAAGAACAGGACCTTCTTAAGCTTGATTTAAAAGACCTTGAAATTAAATTATATAAGGTTGAAAAAGATTTAGATGAGTGGAGAAACAAATACTACGAAGCCCTGCAAGAATTAATTGAAGTCAAGGCAGAGTTAGAAAAAACCCTTATTAATTTAACACATATTGTCCATCACGAGGACTAGCCTTTCGAATTTATATTTAGTATACTGGTAGTATGACATGTATAGTAGCTATTGCCCAGAACGGTGTTGTATATATGGGGTCTGACCATGCCGCCTCAGATGATAAAACGGGCTGGATCTTATCAAGAAAAGAACCTAAAGTTTTTAAGAATGGTCAGTATGGAATTGCTTTTACTGACTCATTTCGTATGGGACAAATCCTTCAGTACATGTGGACCCCTCCAAAATATACACCAACTAAAACCAATTCAGGCTTAGACAAGTTCATGCGAACTAAGTTTGTTGATTCTGTTAAGCAAGCATTTAAAGATCACGGATACGGAAGCGTGGGGTCTGCGTCAGAAGAAGACACTGGTGGAATATTTATTGTTGGAGTGTGCGGTAGGCTTTTTACAGTAGACGAAGACTTTCATGTTGGAGAAAACATAGTTAACTATATGGCGGAAGGCAGTGGTGGAATGTTGGCTTTAGGAGCGCTACATGCAACAAAAAAGCAGAAGAACCCAAGAATAAGA